GATTTAATTGTTTTTAAAAACTCTTCATATAGTTTTTTATACTTGCTAGTATTTTCAATTAAATCTTGAGAATATGCTTTATTTAATTTTGACTTGACATTACCAAAATTTACCATTTTTTTTAGTGTTTAATATAAATAGTATAAATTATTATTCTTTTATTAATCTATCTAATTCCGCAGTCTTTTTAAATATTTCTTCACTTAAAAAACCAGCACCACCTGTAGCACCACCACCACCTGCTTCAGCACCACCCATTGGAGGTGTACCACCGCCCATATCAGCACCGCCACCCATAGGAGGTGCGCCACCTCCCATATCAGCACCACCTAATCCACCACCAAGACTATTATCTAATTGTTGTTGTTCTGTATTAGCTTGTTGCCCTTGTGCATCGGCAACACTAAATCCTGCATTTTTATACTTAATCATTTTATCCATTAATCCTGATGATTTAAGTAACATACCAGAACTCTTAACTTCTTCACCAATCTTAGATTCAAGCATTTGTTCTTGAAGGTCATTAATAATATCTTCTTCAGACATATGGAAAAATTTCTTTTTACCCATAAGTTCTGACATTGGTTTTAATCCTGTATTTTGATTTGGTGTTGTAGCAGCTTGATATACTTCTAATTTTGTTTTCCAAATTTCAAGTTGTAATAAGTCAGATGCTGTTGATGGGTTATTAAGAGATAATTTAAAATCATCAATATATGATTCATAATCACCACCAAGCAATCCCAAATGTATAATAGCAATCTTATTAAGTTCACCAAGTAATGCTTGTTGAATACGATTTACTTTTCTTGCAAAACGAATATCAAGCATTGATAAATTTTTACCTCCACCTTCACCTGTTGAATCAGATGAAAAACCAAGCAATGTTTTATGAATACCTAAACCTGTAAATAAATTATCACGAAGATAATTAATATCAGATATTGCCTCAAGATTAGATGCACCTGGAAGTGTATCAACAAAATTACCCGATGTATTACCTCTGTCAGCAATGAAGATATCTTCATCCATTGAAGCAATATTATATTTAAAGTTAATATCACCTGTCTTAGGGTCAACTAATTTCTTTTTCTTTACATTGTTAGCGAATGCTTCAAGAATTTGTGGAACATCTTCAGGTGGAACATTACCAACAGGAACTTTATAAATTCTTCTTTCTGCTGCTCTTGTGATACGATACACCATCATAGCATCTTCCATCATAAAAAGTTGCTTATATGTTCTTCTTACTTTTTCATATACACTACAACCATATGGAAGTCTATCACCTGTACCCAATAATCTAAAGTGTGCAACTTGATAATCTAAATATTCTTCTTCACCACCAGAATTTGGGTCTTTGTATTTAAAGAATGCTCTAAATCTATTTTTAGCATCATACTTTTCATTTCTTTCAACAAATTGTGATGCAAGTTGTCTAAAATCCACAATACCATTTTCTTTTGATAATTCTAAAAAAATAAAATTATCCCCATATTGGCACATATTTCTACACCAATAAAATATATTTGTATTGATATCCATAACTTTATAAAAGAATCTTTCAAGTTCTTTTTTAACTTTATCAGATGAACAATAAATATTTAAAATTTGTCCTGTATCACTTTTAGTTGTTGTTGCTTCTTCAGATAATAAATCTAATGCTGCACCTAAAATTGGATACCCATCCATTGATAAATAATCATAGTAGAGCATCATTCTACTAGATTCATACATCAATTTACGTTGGTCGTTACCCTTATCAATTTTGGTGCTTTGAGTTCTATAAAACTTTATCGCACCATCTTCCACAGCTTTTTTTGTAGCTTCTTCTTGAGAAGCAGCAGTAATAAATTCTTTTTGAACAGGTGCTTCATATCTACCTTGTGTGCTATCCAAAGCATCAGTTGCTCTTCTAAAGAAAGTATTAATGTTTGAAAATAAGCCTTTATTATCTTCTGCCATAATTAATAAAATACGTTTTTCTTAAATAGATATAAATATTTTATCTGACAAATATGTAAGGATTATTATTAATCTTTGGTGTTTGACGTTCAGGTACATCTATACTATTACCATTTGTATACCAATCCTTTCCTTTAAGCATGTCATTCTTTCTTTCATAGTTTGCATCTTGACCATCTTGACTTAACATTTTCTTTTGGAATTCAGTACTTGCATCAGTAAATTCATCACCTTTTCTTACTATTGCTGATTTAGCATAATTCAAATAAATATTGAATTCATTCCCAATTGTTTTAGAAAACATATATACAGCAAATAACATACCTGTTGCAATCAACAAGTCATCGTGTGCTGAACGCATGTGGTCATATCTATTTGTATTATCATTAAATACAAATGTCTTGATTTCACTAAGTAATCTAATTGAGTGAATTAATGCTTCACCCTCTCTTAATCTTCTTTCAAATTCTCTAATAACATAATCACGAATAGCACCACTCTTCATTGTGAAACCTGGCTGTAACTCACCTCTTTGTAAATTCTTTAATTGAATTTTTACATCGTTTTGTCTTGGTCTATCGTAATGTATTTTTTTATATTTATTATTTACCAAATATCTAATAACTGATATACCCCAACCCCCTGTAACATCTATAATTACATATGCATTATTATACTTTTGACCATATTGTAAACATAACTCACCCATTACTTCAAGTGGAACTCTTGATTGATATTCCGCTACTTGAACAAGTAACATGTTTACAGCATCATTTTTAAATATTTGAATTGTAGAATAGTCACCATCACCACTACCTTTTGCAACGTCACAAGATAAATAATAATCATATCCAAATATTGGGTCTTCCCATATCCAAAAATTATTATCATATTCAGTTCTAATTGGTTCTTTACAAGTTTTTTCAATTCTCATAATGGTTTCCTCATCAACAAGGTTACCACCTGAACCCAAGAATTTATTTTCTAATTCTTGTGCAATTTTTCTTGGGTCATTGTTAAAGGTTTGACACATATCCCTAAACCAAGAAGATGATGGTCTATAACCACCAACTCTTAATTGCATATATTTTTCAGGGTCTTTTTCTTCAACAAATTCATCACCTCTAATCCAAATCAAATCTTCATTGTAACGAGGGTCTTCAAACCAATTGATTTCAACAACTTTAAAGTTATTCTTACCTGTTCTTGCCCCTTCATAACGAGCATAATATGTTGGGTCAAGACCTCTTGGTGTAGAGTTTAATATAATCTGACCACCTGCTGACATTGTACCTGATGCAGATGACATAAATTCTTCACCTTCTTCAAGGAACGCTGCTTCATCTATAAATAATATATCAGGTGTAAATCCCCTTAGACCATCGGCAGATGCTGCGAAAGCCTGTAGTGTTGCGCCATTGTTATAAATCTTAATCTCTTTTGTATCTGAATCAGTTGGTATTCTACCAAATATTTCTCTTGGTAGATTATTAATAATGGATGCAATCTGATAGAAGATACTTTCCTTTGCAAGTTTTAATTTGTTAGCTGCAACACCAACTTTAATATCCTTTCTAAAAACAATTGAATGTGCTAAATAAAGACAAGTCACAGTAGTAATGCCACCCTGACGATATTTTGCAACTAAAACTCTGTTACTTTCTTTGTATGTTTCTAATACTTGACTTTGTTGTGGCAATAATTGAAAAGAAACATACTGTTGTTTTTTCTTATCCCAAACTTTACAATATTTTCTTGCAAAGTACTCTATATCAATAGCGCACTTGGCATACTCCATCATTAACTCATTTTTAGTCATGGGATTTTATCTTAATTAGTCCTCAAACTTGATATCATTGTTTCTTAATACCTCACGAACATCATAATATGAATCGCCATATCTAAAAACAACAAGACTTTTGTTTAATGAAGACATCTTTCTATAATCCTCAACATATTCCCAAGCAAGAGCAACAACACCAAATACTGCATCAAGCATTCTAAATTCTGAAGAATCCACAATACAATCAAATTCAATTGAATCTGATGTAACTTCCATTACCTTTTTAATGAATCCCTTTCTTGGTGGATATACACCTAAGTCACATACATCTTCCCATTGAGGACCAATACAATCATCAGGATTATTTGAAAAAATAAATTCTAATTTTTGTGAACCATTATGAGTTTCACCGACAGGATTTACATAAACTAATTTTAAATCACTTTCTTGAACCTTAATAGGTTCAATATTAATATATTCTTTTTCCATAAATAATAATAATTAAGATTTCTTTTCTAAGAATCTAGTAAAGAAATCATCTAATTTCTTAGTGTGTTCATTTAAGTTTTGAAGCGTTGCTTCTAATTTAGTAATAGCTTCTGTATTTTTTTGAATCATTAACTGAAACTTATCATTATTTTCTTTTTCAGAATCAAACAATTCATCAATTAAATTAGTCATCTTAGTATCAGAATTTTCTAATATTGCAATCCTTGTTTTAATTTCACTAATATCTTCGGCTATCTTATCAAAACTTGTTTTTTGATTTTTTTTATCTTCTTCTAAACTATTAATTTTATTTTGTAATACAGGTATTACAAAAACATAAGTTAAAATAGTACCAACTATTGCTGACAATGCAGCAAAAATTATTTGTGTACTTGGTACTATTTGTAAAAGAATTAAAAACATATTAAACTAATTTTCTTTTAATATTTTCAATTAAAATAGTTCTCTTTCTTTTTTGAATTTCTTGTTGCAACTGTTCTTTTAATAATTTTTTAGATTCGGCTTTTAATTGCTTCAAGAAACTTTCATCCAATTTTTCCGTTGATTCTTCTTCAGCAGCAGGTTCTTCAGCAGGTAATTCTTCAATAGGTGCTTCCTCTTCAGCATCATTAGTACTAATTTCCGAACCTTGCATTTTTTTGTAGAATGATTCAACAACTTTATCACCAACTAATTTAAATCCTTCAGGACCAATAGCAGTAATAAGACTATTCATTGCATTTTTAATATCTTTTTCATCAAATTGCTCTTTATCTTGAAGGTCATTAATAGTTTGACCAAGTTTACCAACAGCTTCTTGGAATTCTTTTTTAGGGTCAGCCTCTTCAGCAGGTGCTTCAGGAGTTGCAGTAGTATCAGCAGCAGGTTCTTCAACAGCAGTAGCATCACCTTCAGGAGCAGCAGTAGCATCACCTTCAGGAGCAGCAGTAGCATCGGCAGTAGGAGTAGCACCACCTTCAGGAGCAGCAGTAGTTTCTGCATCAGGTTCATTCATACCACCTAAAATATCATCTGCTATTTTTGTTGTTGATTCAGCACCTGTTTGAGTTGTATTAACAGGAGCAGCAGGTTCAGCAGCAGCATCAGCGGTTGCATCAGCAGCAGGTTCAGCAGCAGGTGTTTCTTTTTGTTTATCTAAATCACTTAAAAGTTTAGATTCAGGGTCTTCTTTTTCTGTATCTTCATCTTTTTCAAGAAGTAGTCTTAATTTGTGTGCATTATTTTGCGCTTCACAAATGAAAGACATTTTATTAGTTGCCTTTTCAAAAGAATTAAATTTCTCAATACCAAAAGTAGTATTCAATCCATCCAAGTGTTTAAAATCAGTAGGATTAGTACTTCCCTTTTTAGAAGTATACTTTAAATAATAAGTTTTATTTTCATGAATAATACCAAAAGTATTACCATCCAAAGTTTTTTGAATCTTTAATAGAGAAGGTTTTAATTCTACCTTTTTATCAGTATCAATAGCTAACCTTTTAAAGTTTTCAGCAATCTGTTCTTTAGTTGCTTTCTCTCTACTAATTCTACTTGCGTCTGCTCTTTTAATCATTTTATTATAAATTTTTATTTATTTTATTTA